GCGCCTATCAATGTACTTGATTATGGTGCTGATCCTACTGGTACAACAGATAGTACAAATGCAATTCAAAATGCAATAAATGCAGGTAGTTTTATTTATATTCCAACAGGAACATATAAAATTACATCAAGTTTAACTTGTTATGGTATTAAAAAAATTGTTGGTGATGGTTGTAATGCAACGATTATTTCAAGAGCAAATGCAACTGCACAAAATATAGATGGCAATACAGTTTACTCAGTTTTTTATTTGACATCAAGATACAACTGCCTTGAATCTCTTGGTATTAATGGAGATTCAACAGTACAAGGAATTGTTTTAGCTTCTGGTACAGTTTATGAACCTGCAAGTAATGGTTCAATTAAAAATGTAAAAATAGAAAATTGTGGTCAAGGCATTGTTGGTTTGACAATGTATATGTATGTGTTTGAAAATGTTATATGTAGATATTGTAGTTCTGCGGCTTTTGATTTTCATTCTTCACTTCCAAAAACATCATTAACATTTAATTCGTGTTGGGCAGAAAATTGTAATGTTCCTTGGTATTTTATTCAAACTGTATATAGTACGTTAAATTCTTGTGGAGCAGACAATTCAAATGCTTCACAACATAATTATGCTCTTGGGATATACAGTTTTCAGGATTCATGGATGACTGTTAATTCTTGTGGTTGTGAATATGGTTATGCTTCTTGTGCTTTTTATATAAGCAAGTGTAATTGTATTAAATCAACCATATTGGATTTCACTTACTAGCACTTATAATGCAGGAACAACTTTTGCATTAGCACCAATTACTACAACTGAAGAAAATTGTGCAGTAACAGTAAATTCTGTTTCTTATGGTGGCTATACAAATACAACTACAACAGGAACAGTTGGGCAATGTGTTGCACTAAATTATTCTCCTGGTGCTTATGGTGCACAAACAAATCCAATGGTTGTTTTAACTGCAAACCTTGTGCCTACTGCAAGTGCTTTTGTTGGAGCTTATGCTACAACTTATTGTAAAAATGCTTGGAATATTTAAGGAATAATATGACATTTGAAAAACAAACTATTGTTGACAGAATTGAAGTTATGGCAGACCACACAGTTGCAGTTCGCTATCTGGTGACTGTTACTGAAGATGGTAAGCCCTTTGCTGTTTAGTGCAAGCTACAAATTCTGATATGTCAGGCAAACAAATTTATATTGGTGGTACTTATTACACAACAGGTGTGTAAATATTTGTATAATTTTTTAACAAGGAATATTAAATGAGCACTCAAACCGTTACCATGACACAAACCGTTGCAAACATATCTGTTGACGCTAATGGCGTTGTTGCAGTACGTTATATCAATACATACACCGATTCAACTAGCAAAGTTATTCAAGAGGCAGTAGCTGGTGAATATATTAATCCTGGGGATGACTACAGTCAAAAAGACCCCAAAATTATTGCCATGTGTCAACTTATCCAAACCCAAGCTGTTATTGCTGCTTACAAAGAGGCTCAAAATGTTACTCCAACTTCTTAAATCTCGCACAGTCTTATTTGCTTTGTTTTTGGCAGTATTGTCAATTCTGCAAGGTTATGTAAACTTGTTACCTCTAAGCCCTATAGAACAAATGTATGTAGGAATTGCAATATCTGTTATTGTAACTTTGCTTAGAATAGTTACAACCCAACCTATTTCTGAGAAATAAAACATTATGTCTAACCCGCTAAATGTAACCTACTCTGATTTTGTTGGACCAGTAGTATCCGCTGCTTGGTTAAATGCTGTTAGTGCTGCATCATTAGCTGTAGAAGGAACTACTCCTACTGTTCTTACATCTACATCTGGTCAAACAGTATTTACTATTCCCAGTACTGCTGTTGGAATTGTTTATATTAACGGAATATTTCAAATACCAACTGTAAGCTATACTCGTAGTGGCACTGTACTTACGTTTACTGCTGGTGTTCCTTTAAGTGCTGTAGTAACTGTTTTTTAAGGTTTAAAATGGAAACACAGCAACTCATTAACATAATTCTTGGAACAACCTGTTCTGTAATGGGTTGGTTTGCTAGAGAACTTTGGGCTGCTGTTAAAGAACTTAAAACAGACTTATCTAAACTTAGAGAAGACTTACCAAGGACTTACGTAGATAGAAATGATTACCGCAGTGACATGCAAGACATTAAATCTATGCTGGGTAAGATATTTGATAAGTTAGATGGTAAGCAAGATAAATAACTTGTTACTAGGAACAAAACATGTCTTATAAATCACGTTGGGATAATGGTGGCTGGTTAGTCATCTGTGACCAATGTGGTCGTAAATATAAAGAGAGTGAACTTCGGTTACGTTGGGATGGACTTATGGTCTGTCCTGGTGATTGGGAACCTAGACAACCCCAAGACTTTGTACACGGTGTAGCTGACATTCAAGCTCCACCTTGGGTTAGATCAGAGCAGTCAGATCAATTTCTTCCTGTTTGTGATCTAATTACTGTTAACGCTAAAGCTGATTATGGTACTGCTGATTGTGCTACAGTTGGTGTAAACAATGGGTATATGCCAACCTGTACCTTTGAGGGATCAACTGCAATGCCTGGAATATCTATTCCTGGATGTTTTATTCCAAGTAAGTCGTTGACTCCAGGTTTAAATGATTTTCTTATTGGATAAATTATGAGTTCTACTTACAGTATTAATAGCAGTCAAATTATCTCCCTAGCATTAGGTAGATTAGGTGTGCTTGAAATAGGTGATACACCTGATACTAATACGTACAACAATGCTTTAATGTCTCTTAACTTACTTATTAAACAAATGAGTGTAGACGGATTAAAGCTGTGGAAAATAGTTGAGCTTATTATTCCTACTACATCTGGTAAGACTGCATACATATTAGGTGGGTCTACATCTACTTTAATGTATGATTCTTTAAATCCTACTGTAGCTATTACTGATAAACCCCTTAAGATTATTCAAGGGTTTTACCGTAATATCCAAGTAACCCCTAACATAGATACACCAGTACTTATTGTTTCTAAACAAGAGTACAACATGTTAGGTTCTAAGTTTTCTACTGGTACAGCTAATACTTTGTTTTATGATCCTAGAGAAAACAATGGTATCTTATATGTATACTTAACACCAGATCTTAACTCTCAAACAAACATTCAACTACATGCTGTAGCTCAAATGCCTTTGAATGATATTACTTTAGGCACTGGTACTTCTACTGATACTCCTGATTTTCCTATTGAGTGGCAAAATACTTTAGTGTGGGGTCTAGCTGATGAGTTGGCTATGCAGTATGGTGTCCCAGTTAATGCTAGACAAGAAATAGCAGCAAGAGCCTTAGTGTATAAAGAAAAACTCTCTGACTGGGATGTAGAGGCTTCTAGTACATTCTTTATGCCTGACTTTAGATCTACTAACCCTAATTCTTACGGACGTTAATATGGCAACCGAAAGAATAGCACTTACACAACCAATAGATAGTCGTACAGGATCTTTTGCGACTGATGCTTATTGTGCTAATGTCTATTTTGATAGTAGCAATGGTAAAAGAGACTTTGTTAAAAGACCTGGGTTAACTAAAGTTGCTACTGTAGGTAGCGGTACAGCTCAAGGGCTAACTTCTTACAATGGTAACTTAATATCTGTTATTAATAACACAGTGTACAAAGTTAATCCTAGTACTTATGCTGTTACCAATTTAGGATCAACATCATCATCTACTAGTCAAAGTTACTTTGTAAATACTTTTCTTAGTACCTATTGTTTCTTTCATAACAAAGTTAATGGTTATTTAATAAACCAATCAGGTACTTTAAGCACCATTAATAACACAACTGTTGTAGCTATTAGTGTTGATAACTCAGGTGTAAACTATAGTACAGGCATTACTCTTAGTTTTTCTACTGGTAGTGCTGCTGCTACTGCTACAGTTGTAGGAGGCAATATAACTACTGTAACCATTACCAATGCTGGTAGCGGTTATTCTAGTGCTCCTACTTGTACAATTAATTTACCTGCTACTCAAACTCCTACAGGTACAGGTAGTGCTGGGTTTTATACTGTAGCTGTATCTAGTGCTTCTGGTATATACACAGGTATGTTTGTTACTGGTACTGGTGTAGCACCTAATGCTATGGTGACTAACATTAGCGGTACAACAATAACTTTAAACATTGCTAACACTGCTACAGTATCTGGCACACTTACTTTCCAAGATTTAGGTTCTAGTGGAGTGTTAACTCCTGCTCTTAACTCATTTCCTACTGGTCCCTTTGTATCTGGTGCTGTTTTTTTAGATAACTATGTATTTGTTGGTACAACTAATAATCGTATTTACAACTCTAATGTTGGTGACCCAACACAATGGAATGCACTTAGCTTTATAAGCTTTGAACAAACTGGGGATACTTTAATTGGTATTGCTAAACACCTAAACTATTTAATAGCTTATGGTTCTTATACGACCCAATTCTTTTATGACAACGCTAATCCTGTAGGTTCTCCTTTAGCTGTAGCTCCTAGCTATACTATGGAAATAGGTTGTGCTAATGGAGATAGTCTTGTTTCTACTAGTAATACAGTAATATGGGTAGCTGTAACTAAAACTTATGGTAAGTCTGTTTATCTTTTAGATGGAGTTTCTCCAGTTAAAATATCTACTAGTCATATAGATAGGCACTTAGAAGCTGATCCACTGACTCATGTTGCTGCCTATGTATACAAAATGAGTGGGCATACGCTATACATACTAACCCTATATAACACAAATAAAACTTTAGTCTATGACTTAGATGATAAGATGTGGTATACATGGACTTCCTATAATGGTTCTTCTGAAAACTATTTTGTACCAACGTTTTATGCCAATGCTAACAACACACCCTATTGTTTAAACAACAATACTGGTAGTTTGTACTACTTTAATACTAATGTTTACCAAGATGATGGTCAACCTATTTACTGTAGGTCTGTTACAGACATTAGAGACAACGGTACTACTAAACGTAAATTCTATGGTAGATTAGAAATTATTGGGGATAAAGTAGCTGGTAACATGTACATCAGTCATTCTGGTAATGACTACGCTAGTTATTCTACTCCCAGGGTTGTTAATCTTAATGCTCCTAGAGCACAGGTATATCTTAGTGGAGCTGATAGACGTAGATCTTGGCAATTCTTATGTTATGACAATGTACCATTGAGGCTAGATTCTGCTGAGATAGACTTTAGGTTAGGTGAGATGGATCAAGAGCAGTCTGTAGGTAGTGGTACTCAATATAAGAAGTAACTATGAATCAAATAGTAGAAGCCATTAATTCTATAGCCAATAAAGAAGGGTTTGACCTAAGCACTTCAGATAGCAAATTAGCTTTAGCTAAAGTGCTGTTAAAAGAAGAACAAATTAAAAATTCTATTATTCATAGATTTGGTGGGGGTCTGTACATTAGGGAAGCACACTATCCTAAAAATACCCTTATAGTAGGGCAAGAACATGTCTCTGAGCACATGAATGTTTTGCTTAAGGGTAGCATTAATGTTATAGATGGAAACGGTTCTATACAGACTTTAACGGCTCCCCATATGTTTGTGGCTAAAGCAGGTAGCAAAGTAGGCTTTACATTAGAAGATGTTGTGTGGCAAAATATCTATGTTACTAGTAGTACTGATGTAGAATACTTAGAGTCAATACTATTTATATCCCCAGATATTCTTAAAGAACATCAACAAGAAAAGCTTAATAAAGAATACTCTTTACACCAAGAAGATCGAGAAGACTTTTTATTGATGGCTCAAGAATCTGGTTGGACTTTAGAAGACATAGAGTTAGCATCTAAATATAGAAAAGATTGCATTCCTTTTCCAGATGGTAGTTATAGCATTTGTTCTGGTGATTCACCAATACAAGGTAAAGGAATGTTTTCTACTGCTTTAATAAAACAAGATAGTGTTATTGCTCCTATGAGGCTTGGGGGGTTAAGAACCCCTGCTGGTTATCTTGTTAACCATTCTAAGACTCCTAATGCAAAAGCTATTCTAACTGGTTTTAATGATATGTTCTTAGTAACATTACGAGATATAGGCGGTATGGTCGGTGGTGATTTAGGTGAAGAAATAACTGTTGACTATAGACAAGTTATGAAATTAAACAATCTTTGGAAAGGAGACAAAACATGTCTGCTGCAACCGTTGCCTCTTATGTAGGTATAGCTGCTGGTGTCAATGCACTTACTGGTGGGGGTGTCACTAATGCTTTAGGCATAACTAAAAGTAGTGCAGGTACTGGAGCTGGTTCTGCTACAGCTACTGCTAATCCTATGGCTCCTTATCAAGCCCAACTAGCACAAATGTATGCTGGGTATTTACAACCAGGTCAAAATGCTAACCCCCAAGCTATGCCTGGATATACTCAATATCAAACTGGTGTTGTTAATCCTGCTGAACAAACAGCTCAAAGAACTGCTGCTAGTGCAGGTATGTTGTACTCTGGTAATGAGGCTCAAGCTCTACAAGGTGTAGCACAACAAGGTTATTCAGGGTTTATGAATAATTATTTAAGCCAATTGTCTGGTGGAGCTGGTGCTGGATTTAATCCCGCTGCTGCTGCTCAATTAGGTGTTAGCCAACAAAATGCTCAACAACAAGCTGTTATGCAAGGTCTTGGATCTATTAGTACTGGATTAGCTAGTTTAGGTAGTCAGTATGGTGGTGGCAGTGGTTCACCAAATACATCAGCTATGTCTAGTCCTTCGTATCAAACACAAGGTGGTACTTATACCTATGGTAGTGGTTTAGGTGATACTAGTGGTATGGGCACTGGCTCAAACTATGTTGGTCCTTAATAGGAATAAATTATGGCTTATTTAATGTCCGATGTTGCTGTTGGTAGTAATGCTGCGTTACAGTTACAGCAAAATATGGCTGCTGCACCTAATGTGCAACAAGTTGAAGCCAATAAAATGCAAGAGCAACAAAATACTCTGCAATCACAACAGATTAAAATACAACAAGAACAGGCTAATGTTGCTAAGACTAATCTTGCTAATTTAGTTTCTGATGCTAATATTAAAGCTAGTGAAAAATCTAAAGCTACTCTTCAAAATCTTTATAACACTCCTGAGTTTCAAGACGCTGTAAATAAACAAGATAATTCAGCTATTCTTAAGATGACTCAAGTTGCTTTGTTTAAAGCAGGTGATACAGAAAAAGCTTTTCAACTTACTAGTGAAGTTGATAAAGCCAATGCTGCTCAATTAGCAAACCAAGAAAAACAAAATATATTAGATGCTCAAGAAGTATCTAAAGCTCATTACAACTTAGAGCAAGGTGCTACTCTTGAGAACCTTCCTGAAGGACAAAAAAATGTTTTAATTAAAGAAATTGGTCAAGCTAACTGGGATAAGTTTACTCCTGAACAAAGAATAGATGTTACTAAGAACTTAATGATGATTACTAGTAAGAGGCTTACTAATCAACTTGC